CGGTTGGATTGGTCATTGATGCCGTAGCGACGGGCAATTATTTGCGCGTTCAGGTAGGCGGCTCAATTTCTGGCTTTGACACTTCTGCGTTTACGGCTGGCTCGACAGTTTACCTGTCATCCACAGTCGCTGGCGGCTTGACTGCAACAGAACCCTTAGCTCCCAATATTTCTCAAGCGATTGGAACCGTGACGAATTCTAACGTTTCAGGAAGCATTGATCTCACAATCCGCGCTGCTCTTAATACTGCAAGTGGAACATACAGAAGTTCATTCCAAGTAGGCCCCGGATCTGGCGCATTGGCCGTTGCATTGGTGTTTGCAAATGCCAATTTGGGAACTTTGCAATGGACTCCTACTGGAACTCGAACAATCACGATTCCAGATACGACGGCACAGATGGCGACCGATCAAATGACAACTTCGTTCAAAACGAAAGTCGTTGTTTTGACGGATGCTGCCAACATTGCAACTGATGCGTCTTTGGGTAACGTATTCCGCGTAACGTTGGGCGGAAATAGGAACCTTTCGGCTCCTACCAATCCAACTGATGGTCAGAAGATCACTTATGAAATTTCGCAAGACGGCACGGGCGGAAGGGGTTTGACGTTCGATTCGGCTTTCAATTTTGGATTGGATATACAGTCTTTCACTCCATCAAGCGGTGCCAACAAAGTCGATTACATCGGCTGTATATACAAATCATCGACCGGCAAGTGGAACGTAATCGCGGTAGCGAAGGGCTTCTAATGTATTCGTACCGATATATCAACAGATTTGCTCAGCTTGGATACATCAGCTACACGCTGATTATCGAGGATTTGGAAGATCCTACTCAGCCAACTGCGCGACTCGAAAAAACTTTCAATATGTCAGAAGATCAATTGGATGACGATGTTCTGGCTAAGGCAGCGCAAGTAGAAATACAAAATCTAGTTCAATGGATTGCGAATAATCCTCTACAGACGGAAGATCCTTCGCAGATTGTCATTGATGACTCAGGAGATGGCGGCTAATGGCATCCTTAATGAATAATTCCAGTGGAAATTTTACCACAGCGGCGACGTGGAGTCTCATAGAATCAACCACATTCCCGACTTCAATCTCTACGCAAGAAACTGGAACCACAAACACAACCACGTCTTTCGTGTCTAGTACATCGTTCACGGGCATTTCCCCTACTTTAGATGGAATTGCTGTCAAAATCAGTACGCGCAACGCAAATCCTACCGGAACTTTTAGTGTTAGATTGGCCGTGGCTGGCGTTGCCGTTGCCAATACTACGGTGACTGTCAACGTAGCCGACCTTCCCGCAGGTATCAGTTGGATCTTTTTCAAGTTCCCGGCCAACGTCACTCTCTCGTCAGGCACAACCTATACTGTTCAACTCACATCTTCCACAAACAACCAAGTTACTCCATTCCGTAAAAGCGCAACGGCCAGCGATTGGACTTACGCGCTGAGAACTACCACTACCCAAGCTCCTGCATCTGGCGATCAGATGTTGGTGTGTGGCGAATGGGACTCTGCTGGCGTCAACTCTTCGTACACTGTGACGATGGACAATACCGCATCCACAAACTTCGGTCCAGCGGCGGCCAGCACGGCAGCAATAGAAGTAAGCCAAAATGGAACTATGTCAGTTGGTACGTCCGCATCGACAAATTACGTCATGAACTTAGCGGGATCACTGTACATAAACATAGGCGGTACATTCAATGGAGGCACTGGCGGAACTCCAATCCCATCAACAAGCACGCTTAAGATAAAATTTGTCGAAACAGCAAACGTCCAGTTTGGCATTGAGGCTCGGGCAGGATCTACTCTCAATACTGGCGGCGCAACGAAAACTATTTCTGCCATGTTGGCAGCAGACGCATCGGCAGCGGCCACGTCTTTGACTACGGACGTTTCTACCGGATGGAAGAACGGAGATTCAATCGGGCTTGCCTCCACCACTAGAACTCGAACGGACGCTGAGACAAAATCTCTGACTGCTGACGCAAGCGGAACTACTCTCACAATCTCTGCATTATCCAATGCGCATTCTGGAACAAGTCCTACGCAGGCAGAACTTATCAACTTGACCAGAAACGTTCAAATTTCCGGAACTAGCACGACATTCCAGGCTTACATCAACATTAACGCGACGGCGACAGTTGACTTGGAATATACAGAACTCTTCTGGATGGGATCTGCCACTACAAGCAAGCGCGGCATTGATATTGCCACAACTACAGGATCTTGCACAATCAATGGATGCGCTCTTCATGATTTTTCAGCGGCAAGTTCTCTTGGAGTAAATTTTACTGCCGGTACAGTGAACAATTTCACTGTCAGCAACATTGTGATGTATGGAATTGCAGCAACGGCTGTCAATCAAGCGACTCTCACGAACTCAAACTGGACTCTCAACAACATTATAGTTATGTCTTGCACTGGAGCGCAGGCGTACAATATCAGTAGCTTGACAGGAACTATTACCAACATAAACGCCAATAGTTGTTCGGCAATCGGCATTTCTGTTACGGACGCCACGAACTTTACTTTTGGAACATTGAGTGGTTGGACAGCCCACTCAAACGCTTCTCAAGGCATTCAGTTCACGGGTGTAACTGGAGAATCTTCGATCCTTGATGCCACAGTTCCTCCATCAGTAACCACTCTAAAGTCATGGAGAAACAACACCACTGCGGGCATCCAGCTTACATCTGTGTATAACATTGTTTTGGATGGAATAACGGCATTCGGAAATGCAACTGGGAATATCGTAGCTTCTGGCAATACCGGAAACGTACTCATCAATAACGCAACTATTGATGCCGGAAGCACTTTCACCAGTCCAATTGGAATCAGCTTTACGAGCGACTGTGATGATGTTTATGTTGACAATTCTACATTTGGTGGAACGACCACGCACGCAACTGGAGATGTGAATATAGGTCCAAACGTTTATGCTCGTCTTGTGTTCCGCAACTGCACTCTCAATTCTTCTACTCAACTTGCCGGTCAGGCCAACATCGTTCCTAACGGCTTTGTTGGGATGGCCAAACTCGGTGGAATAGCGCAGAATCACAAACTCTATCGCCAGTATGGAACCCAGAGCTTAGACACGACTCTTTACAATAAAGCATCACCATCAACTCGTTTGACTCCGAACAATGCTTTCGCCAAGATGTTCAATACATACAAGAGAACTGCCATCCCAAGTGGTCAAACCGCGACAATTGGATGTTGGATCAGAAAGAGCGTTGCGGGCGACGGAAGCGCATACAATGGTAATCAGCCAAGAATTATTTTGAGAAAAGATCCGTCTTTGGGAATCAATAGCGATACCGTCATTGCCACCATGAGTGCGGCTGGTGGAACTTGGCAATTCGTTTCTGGAGTGACTCCAGCAGTCAATGACAACGGAGTCGTTCAATGGTACGTCGATTGTGACGGAACTGCTGGATGGATTAACGTAGACGATTTCACGGCTTATTCGTAAGGAGAATTTATGCCAGCAGTAGAACCGGCAGGCAATGAAACATATTGGGTAGATGCAGGCGCATCTGGCGGCGTTCGTCTTGAAGCTGCAACTCCAGGCGTTGAAAAGTTTTGGTATGAGGGATCGTCAAGTCCAGACCAACCGCCTCTTATGAACGCCGATACTGGAAAGTTTTTTCTGGAATTTGAATAATGTCCACAGCAGTTTACTATCCAACATTTTTCAATCTTCCCCAGCCAGTGATGGCGGCATATTATGCCGTGATTGTTAAAGCTACTGGCGTAGTTCCGTCCTATACAGGATTTCAACATCTCGTATTTTGTGTTGCTGCCGAAAACGTAGCCAAGGGAATTACTTCCAGCGGCAAGACCAAGTTAGTCGCCGAAACTTTGCAGCAAGTGATGTATTACGGAACGAGCGGTTCCCTGTGGGAAGCGTATAACGCCCTGAATCAAGTTCAAGTTACGCCAGAAATGGCGCCATTCATTACGAAAGAACGTATTGACTGGATGAAAAATCAGTTAGTTCAAACCATATCGAGTCTATAATGAAAGTTTATATTGGATTTTCTTGCCCAATCGGAACATTCGAGCCTTTTGCGTGGCTCATCAAATGGGTTGAGGCCCGCCCTTACGATCATTGCTACGTGCGCTTCCAAGAGCCGACCGGCGACTGGATGATTTTCCAAGCGTCGAAGGAAATGGTGAATATGTACGCCGTTCCCATATGGACTCAGTACAATCAATCACTCAAGGAATACGAGATTGATGTGACGCCGGAACAGAACGGTGCGTTATGGTCATATGTGAAGAAGAACTTGGGCATTCCGTACAGTCTGAAAGAAGACCTTGGAATCTTGTGGATGAAAATTTTCAAATTGAAGGACAATCCGTATGCTGGAGGCTTCAGCGCGGAATTTTGCTCCAAAAACGCCGCCAATGTTTGCAACATTTTAGGCGTGAAAATGCCAGAACAGACAGACAACCTCGATCCCTCGGCCCTCGACTCGATCTTGGGATCGGCGGGATTGCCCTGCACTCTTAACCCGAATTTATCGTAAAGGAAAAATATGGACTTCAAAGAACTGAAACGAAAGTGGTCAGAATTCGTAGTCAAGATGAATATGGCGGGCGTTCCCGTTCCTACGATCAGAGATCCGAAGACTGGTCGCGGCTCTGTGAGCTTGACGCTCGTTTTCATCAGCTTCAACTTCTGCATTGCGGCAATGGTGAGCAAATGGTCGGGCGCTGTTGGGAGCATCGACTCTTCACAAGCCTTGAATTTGTTCATGATTTGCGCCGGTCTGTATTGGGGCCGAAAGTTCCAGAAAGATCCCAAAGGACAAATTTCTGTGGACACGACAAATTCGGTTGACAATCCGGATCAGCCGCAGTAATCTGAAAACCTGCGAATGGCGAAGAGTCGCAAACGCGGCACCCATTGAGGGTGCTTGGAGGCGGTCGCTCAAAGGACTATCGTCTGAGTTGCAAATCAGGTGAGAATGCCGTGTTCCATGGGACGAATGGGTAGACTAATTCCTCGGTCAGAGTAGCGCACTGGCTTCGCAGACCACACCTGCTCTGGGACGAAATGTGAGAGTAGTCTGGGGTGTGACATATCAAAAACCGTGTTCGGATTGTGACCAGAGCCGACATCCTTGTTGAGACGTGGCCATCTTTAATGGGCTAGGCAAGGCACGGAAAGATTGCGGGTTAGAGAAGTGGTCTATCTCGCTGCCCTCATAAGGCAGAGATCGTGGGTTCAAATCCCACACCCGCGACCACTAAATTACTGTGGATAGCGGAGTAGCTCAACATTTAGAGCGCCATCCCCGTAGGGTAAACAGCAACTTGATTGCTGGGCAGGTTGTGGGTGAGAATCCCACCTCCGCGCTTTTTGGCAAGTTTTTCCTTCGATTTACTTGCCAAAAGATCGGCCAAAAGATCGGAATTTAGATCGGAACTTTGTAGGCGAAATATACGGAACTTCTTAGGAAAACCATACGAAATTAGCGGCCAAAATAGCCGCCAAAAGATCCGCCAATCAGAACGTCCACTTCAGCATCACACTTCCGCCGCCCGACTTGTCAATCTCGATTGCCCAATGCGTTGAGAGCTTGATACTTGCTTTTTTCCCCACCGCTGCGCCCGCGACCGGCAGCACATATTCCAGGATTGGAGCCGGGATATTCTGCTTGGCAAATTTTTCACCATTTTTCGCCATCTGTTGAAGCTCTGGCGATCCCTTGTAATAGGCTTCTGAAGATTCCGTACATCCGCCGCGATTCTGTGCGCAAACGCTAATAATCATCAGTTCGAGAAACATCAGTGCATGATCCTCATGGTTGGAGGCTGTTTGGTCCAGTCATGGAAAAACTCAAATAAATCACATAGATGCTTTAGAGTTAAGTTCGGATCTCTCATCGGCTCGGCGCAAAGCAACACCATAATGAGCGGCCCGCACCACGCGGCTTTATTGTGGTCCAACATCACCTTGAAGTTCTTGTAAATTTTCTCAAATGCTGCCGGAGCAATGTTTCCCATGTTCTTGATGAGCCGGGCGCGAAATGCTTCAGGGACATTGTGATTGGTAATCAGTTCGTTCGCCATTTCCGCGTAGACATTGAAGCAGAAGTCGGCACCGTTGTCGCCGATGTAATACAGCCCATCCTCGCCCTTCCCGATTAGGCCGCCCTCCAAAAGAGCATCGACGTATTTTTCGTTCTGGAAAACACGCGAAACGTTGGCCATGATTTTTCTCAAAAGTTCCATATTGTCCACGATGCCAGGATAGCATGTGTCTCATTCTGAGTCAAAGGCATCAAAAATATTAAGAGATTTAATAACTTAGGTGGAAATCTTAATATTGAAATCACCATCTCCCGCCTCATAAAATCAAGGTAAATTATGAAAAAATTACCAGACACGACCGCTATGGTCAGCCTGGATTCTGTAGGCGAAAAAACTCAGTCCAGGTTCATTGGACAATTCAAGATCAAAAGAATCCTCACCAACTCGGATTATTTCGCGTTGGAGCGCATCTACGCCCAGCTTTTGCCGTCCCGTGACCGGGAAGTGGCCGAAGACATCCGATTGAAAGCCGCCGCTGTAGCAGAACTCTCAGTTCGCATCATCGAAGGCCCGGCTTGGTGGGAAGGATCGAAGCAAGGACAACTCATGGTTGACTCCCAGCCCCTTTTTGATCTTGCCATGATCTGCAACGAGGAAGAGAAGAAGTGGTCGCAACAAGTCGCTGATTTGGCGAAAGAAGAGTCGAATGCGGTTCTTGTACCAGAATCTGCTGAATCTTAGACGATTAGCGATCCAAAATTATCTGGCCGACGATCTTGAGTCGTACATCGAGCGATGCTACCGGCATTACTCGAAGACGTATTCGGTCAACTTGGATCACGCCAAGCTGACAAAGACGCCGGAAGAAGTAGCGTTCATCTATATGGAAGATGAAATGCACGACTGGACACCAGAGCAGCTTGAAAAAGTTCAGGCGATGCTCGACAACAGTGACAAGCCAGTTCTTGAATCTGGAATGGCTATGGTCATTGAAGAAGTCAGCGATGACGAGTGGATTGCACAGCAAGAAGCTCTAGCAAAGGCTGAAGAAGAGAAGAAGCAAAAGCGTAATGAAGAGATTGCAAAGAAAACGCACGAAGCTATCGAAGAGCTTACGCAATCGTTCGAGCGCGTTTCCAAAGCAGTTGATAAGATAGAGAAGAAAGAGTAATGGCAAAAGAGATCATCAAGGAAATTCTGCTCAAGTTCCGTGGCGATTCAAAGCCTCTTGAACGTGATTTGAAAAATGTCGAGAAGATGGCTTCTTCTCTGCAAAAGACTGTGCAAGGCGGCGCGGGCGGATCTGGACCTAGCCAACTCAGCAAGACTCTCGACACATACATCAAACAATCGCAAAAATTTGGGATGACCGTCAATAAGGACATCACTAAGTTCCAAAAGACAATCCAAGAAGTCGCATCTAAGGATTTGAAAGTTCTTCAAAGACAGACTGAGGATCTTTTCCGCAAAAGCGAAGACAAGCTGCGCAAGCTCCGTCAAGCCGAACAGAACATCCAGCAACTAGAAGAGCGCGGTGCAAGCCGTAGATCAGTACAAAAACAACAGCGCAAAGCTGCGCGCTACACTCGTGAGCTTGGCCAGGCTACAGGGGCTTTTGAAGAGTCTGCTGAAGCCTTCACGAGACAGGCGCGCTCAATGCCGACTACTCCTGGAAATCCGTTCCTTGAATTCTTTGGCCCCATGGCCATTGGCAGAATGGTTCAGCAAGGCGTACAAGGCGTTGTGAATTTGCCATCAAGCTACGATCAAATGATGAGAGAGCGTCTCTCGAATCAATCATACGTTGCTCAACAGCCAATCCAGCAGAGAATGGCAGCATATCGCGGCGATTTGAGCATGGCACTCCTCGCTCAAAAAGGTGTTGTGTCCGCTGCTGCATCTGACCGTGATCGTGCGGAGCGCGCTGGAACCTGGAAGACGATTGGAAGCACTCTTGGCGGCCTTGGCCTAATGGCTGGCGGCGCACTTGCAATTGGCGCATCTGGCGTACTCGAAGCTGCATCTTTTGGCGCAGCAACTCCATTGGCACTTGGTATTGCGGGCGCTGGCGTTGCTGGTATTTCGGCTGGCGCTGGAATGACTGGATACGGAATCAAGCGCGCAATCACTGGCGATACTCAACGTGAAGCCGCTGAAGCGTACAATCAGTCTTTGCAAAACCGCGCTGACATGCTCATTGATACGAAACTCTATCAGGCTTTCAAAGAAGAAGCTCCTCGTCGGGCCGCATTCGGTCAAACGATGGGATACACGTCAGGGAATACTCGGGCACTCATCATCAAGGGCCTCCAACAAGGAATGCTCGATCCCGAAGAAACAATGGCAATGGCCGAACAGCTTCGTGGGACTGCTGGTGCAGATCGCGCTGGTGGATTGGCTGTCGCTGCCGGTCGAATGAACTTGAACTTTGGACTGAGTAAGGGAACAGCCGTTTCTGCACTCCAGACCATGACAAGAGTCGGCGTTGGCGGTGCGAAAGAAGCAGAGAAAGCTCTTGAAGGCGTGATGCGCCGTGGAGTCGCTGCGGGATTGAATGACTATGGTATGCGGGAAGAATTTACAAAAGCTGTCGCTGGGATTGCATCCTCATATACGGGAGCGATTGACACAGATCAGCTTGCACGCTCAGTTGCTGCTCTTCTTCCAGGCGGAAAAGAAGCGAGTATTCGAGATATTGAAGCTGCTGCCGGAGCAAAACAGTTCCAAGAAGATATGTTCGCAGGAAAAGGAAGTCCGCTAGAAGACGCCATCGTGACTTCTGGCGCAGTGAATCAATTGCGCAAAATGGGCGCTCCTGTTACTGCCACGACTATGGATTTGATGAAATCTTTGACTATCGAGGACATTCAAGGCAAATCTCAGAAGTATCGGGACATTGTTGGCGACAAGTTCGCGGACGATCCCACGAAGATGGCTCAGATGGCCGACTATGTTCGGTCCCGTGAACGCGCCGTCACCGCTCCTTATGGTGACACATCGAAGATCCTCCAGGAACTTGATAAGAAAGTGAAAAGCGGCGTTCCATTGACTGAGGAAGAAGCTGACCGATATTCAAAAGCGTTGGGTGCCAGCATGGTCAGCGGACATCAAGGTGCCGAAGGACTTAGGAACTCTACCCCGGAAGCTCTGAGGGCAAAGGGTTTGTCGTTGATTCAGGGCCAGTACGGAACTGAACTCTTGCCGCCCTCGATGCGGACAACTGGCGGAACTGGAACCAAAGAAGAAGTCAAGGCGATTACCGATCCAGCGATTCAAAAAGAAGAAGAGCGCAAGAAGAACGATGCTTATTTCCAGCAGCGCAAATTTGACACTCAAGGAAAAACTCAGGAAGAGATTGACAAAGCGCGCTTTACTCCTGGCAACGTGAAACAGTTGGCTGAAGCTCAAGCTAAAGCTAATCAGGAAGTAAAGAACGCTGGCGAAACCGTTGATCCAAGTCAAGCGGCCAGCCAAGCGGCTGATGCAATGGGTAGATTCTCGACGGCTCTCGATGCGTTGACTCGCAAGATCAACACTTCGGCTGGCCAAACGTATGGAGTACCTAGAAAATAATGTCTGCTCCAACAAAACTCATCAAACAGAATCAAGCTGACTCTCAACAGGTAACTCCATGGGCATCCGTGGGATTTTTCTCGTTCACATATCCCGATACCTTCACGCTGAAAAAGTCACTCCAAACCGTCAACTCAGCGATCAGCACATTCCGGACTCTGGTTGTGTCAGATCCTATTTCGGTCATCACAAGCAACTCTAAGGGAGCCGTTGAAAATACGGCTGAAGTCGTTTTGTCATCTGGTGACATCAATTACGCCTATAGACTTTCACCTGGCGATTGGGCATTCATATGGATGCACGATGATGTCACGCATTTCGACCGCGTAAACAACGCAGTCCTTGCCGGTACAGCCGCAAACGATGCGAAGTCTGGACTCAAGTTCATTGGCCGTGTGTTCTCAGTTCGTGAAATCAACGTGATTCAGGGCGGCATCAAGACGCTTCGCTATTCCATATCACTGCGCGGCTTCACTGAGTTTGAAAGCCAAATATATTACAATCCAATGCTGTCCGCCGCCGACGATGAACCGCTGAAGTTCCTTGCCAAGCTGTCTGATGAATGGAATAACATTCTTGGGACGGCCAACGGGGCAACGCCAGTCGATAAACTGCTTACGTTCTTCATCGACTTGTTCTTTGGCAAAGGCCCCAAACAAACGGCCAACAAGCCATTCCCAGGACTCTTGAGATCGCCGAATGTGGCGTTCATCATTCCAAAGGAAGTCGCGCATATCATGGGTGTTAGGAAGTCGGAAAAGCAAAACGCTTCGTACACTGACTTGCTGAAAGTCCTAATCGGTGTGCAGAAGTACACGACTCCAAACAGCTTTTTCCCAGGCCGACTCGACACTTTGATTGGCGCAATGATTTCAGTTCCGAACAATTTCAACAACGTGACGGTTTGGTCGCTCCTTCAAGCTCACCTGAATCAAACTCTCAACGAGATGTACGTCACGCTTAGACAAGACGAAAACGGCAACATTTTCCCGTATTACGTTGCGCGCCAACAGCCCTTTACCTCTAAGCGGTACAAAGGAACGGTCGGGACTACGCCATTTCTTACGGTCCCGCGCTGGAAGATTGATCCGACTCGACAATTCGCCGCTTACAATCTAGGCACAACAAACGCCGTTCGCTGCAACTTCTTGCAGGTCTACGGTCAAATGTACAATCGCCCAGATCCACAAGCCGCAATGCGTGAGCAGATTGTGTCGGGCAACTACGCAGTCGATACGCTCGATGCGTACCGTAGCGGAAGCCGGAACTTCATCCTCACTAGCAATCACGACGTTCAGTTGTCTGACGGAACTGCGCTCAGTTCGATCAGCGATTGGAAAGATTTACTCGCCGATTGGTACATGAATCTCCATCTGAAAGCCAACGGAACCATCACCGTCACTGGCATCACTGAGCCTATATGCGTGGGCGACAATCTCGAATACGAAGGGATGGTATATCAGATTGAGGGCATACAACACCAATATTCAGTCGATGATTCAGGCCCGCGCCCAGTCAAGTCCTTCATTACGACTCTCAGCCTCAGTCACGGCGTCACAACGACCGGCGACTACCTCTATACTCTTGGCGATGATCGTCAGAAGTTTGGATCTTCGTACTGGCCCGCAGTATCGGACGAAGAATTATACGTCAACAACCGACCGATTGTCGGCGTAGAAAACGCAAAGCAGGATAAGCAAGATGAATAACATTCTCGGTGACGGATCAGTCATTCCGTCAAATTTCCAACAAGGCCCGGCGATGAGTGCGGTAGATCAAGTCGCAATGAACCGTGTCTTGCACATCGGAATGGTCATCAACGTCATTTACCCAGAAAATTCGCGCTCGATTTCCAAACAAATGATCGAATATGATGTCGCTGTCACTAACATGGACCGTGATAATGGCTTGAATGTATCGACGTATCGGAACTGCAAGCTCTCGGATCGTTTTGGCGCTCCAAACAATAGTGAAGTTTTTACTCTTGTTCCCGGCGAAACTGATGGCAAGGGCGGCTACAAGAACGGATCAATCGTGGTCCTCGAATGCTTGGGAGGAAACTCTGACTCAGGCATGGCCATCATCATCGGCGGCCTGTTCAATTCAGTTGTTGCAAAATATGCAGAAGCTGACGGCCAAGTCTATGAATTCCTGTTCAATGGGATCAGACAAAAGATCAACAAAGACGGCGAATGGCTTTTGCAATTCAACTCGTATATCGACACATCAGGCAAAAAAGCCAACGAAAAAGCTGCTGGAACCTCACTCTTCATTGACAAGGACGGACGTTTCAAGCTGTCTGACAATCTCGGGCAGTTTTTTCAACTTGACCGCGAAGCCAAGACTGCAACTTGGTCCAATGGCGCAGACTCGATTGTGATTGACCAAGGCAACAAAAAGATTACAATGACTTCATCGGGTGAGATGGCGCAAAGCTCTCAAAAAGCCATGAGCCTATCTAGTCAGGATGCGTTGAATGTTTCGAGCCAACAAGATACGTCAGTCAAATCAGGAGCGAACCTCAATCTGGAATCGAAGTCGAACTTCAGCCAGAAGTCAGGCGCCGCATGGCAAGTCAAAGCGACCGGCGATGTGCAAGTCCAGGCTGGCGGAAACGTCATGATTCAAGGCGGTGCGCAAGCTCAACTCCAAGCTGCAATCACAATGCTTGGCGCTGGTAGCGTACCAGTCGCGGCTGTCGGCGTGTCCATGGTGCTCGGAGTAGGAAATCTTGGCCTTCCTGTCGTGAGTCAGATTCTCACCGGAAGCTCAACTGTGTTGGTAGGAACATAATGGCTTTAACGTTTACCGCTCAACAGCGGAAAGACATTACGAGACGGCAATTGAATATTGCGACGGAAAATGCCGCATATGCCAATACGTCTGCCAGCTTGTCCGATCAAGCCACGAAGCTACTCAGCGTTGACGGCGCAAATGCCACTTTTTACAACTATCAGCGCGCAATAGCAAGTGCATACGAACTCGAAGGTCAGGCATTGAACGGCACTCAGGCCGCCGAATACACCGATGGATCTATTAGTCCATTCGTAGCCGGTGATCTTTCGACTTCCGCTCAAACTCCAGGCGCTACCGGCGCAACATTCTTCCCTAGCAGTCCGACTCCATACGCATACTTTATCCCGCTCATCACGGACGCCATCAATGGGTTCAATCACCCGACCGGCGTAACAACCGGCGAATCGAATACGATCTCGAATTCCACAGTATTCAATGGCCTGTCGCAACTCATAGCCCAGCTTGGCGCAAGCATTTCGGGATCTGGCAGCACAACCACAACGACGGCAATCCCTGCTGGCGTGCAATCCGGATTGGTTTTGTCCGTCACGGTTACCACTGGCTTCAGCGTCAACGATCTGGTCTACATCAAGCAAGGCAGCGCAAGCGGAATCTACAAAATTTCAGCCATTGTTCCAAGCACTTCCATCACAGTTTCGAGTGTCGTTCATACTCAACTTGGAATAGCAACTGGTGCTACGATCACGAACTCAGCGGCGGCATTCACAACAACGGAACGACAAACGCTCGTCGCGGTGACATATCAGGAAATTCTTACAAACGAAACAAACCAGATCGCCGCGCTGATTACCAACTGGAAAACATTCCTCAACACTCAGGTCACTCAGCTTGCCGCCAACCAAGACACTCGTTCGCCGCAAGCCACACAGAATACGACTGCATCGGCTAACGCAACAGCCGCAATCGCTGTCTTGAATACATGGCTGGCTCTTCCGAATACCGGCGTAAGTGGACGATATACTTCTGGAAGTCTGTCGCCAATCTCTTCTGAGATTACCACGCGATCATCGGCAATTACTTCGCGCATCACGGACATTGTGACTGCACTTGGTAGCGTCGCGCAAACCGGCAACTCGTACTCTGGCGTGGTTGGCAGTCCATATTATGAGAGATACAAATGGCTCGACAATCGCATCAACCGCGCAACGGGATCAGCACGCAGGTATTTCGACGCAAGTAGCGGTCAGAGCTTCCTCGGAATGCTTTCGGCCAATAATACGGCGGTCCAAGGCGATTACAATGCGTATTTCTTAACCAAAGCAATCACTTTCATAGATCAGACGCCGATCATTCACGTAACGGACGTAACTGGCCTATCGAATGGTGATACGATTACGATTTTGAGTGAGACACAGCCGGAAATCCAGCGTGCCATCATTCAAATAATGGGAACGACTCAGCTTCAGCTTGATTCGTCCATTCCGAACACTTACACAGTTGCAGACCAAGCACGGCTCTTCAAGAGCTTGCAATAAGAGGGAATCATGTCAGGCTTTATTCCAAACTCAGCGCCAGAATTACCAGAAGATTTGGACGCAGAAGTCCAGTCAGTCGATAAGGAATTTTCGACATTCTTTGATCCGGCCAACCAGCCGAACGGCCAACCTCTATCCCCTGAACTCTCGCAGATTCAAAACATCGCAGCTATTGCACAGAACTTCATTGATGTCAGTCTCATGGGACGCGGACTCACCGTTGACCGATTCTCCGCTGCGGCTCCAGGCCCTAAGTGGAGCAAGAGCTATCCATATCGCTTCTTGGTAACAAGTGTCGATTCAAAAGGAAAGCACTCGATTATCGCTGAATACCGATTGCCAATCGCTCCTCAAGAACTGAGCGTCACATCGAATTTCGCAATCAAAACGACGGTCACAAGCCGTGGTATTTTGGAAGAACACAATGGCGTTCCGATAAAGATGATTCAATTCAGCGGTTCGACTGGAATCATGATCGAGCGTGCAGACGGTGGACGCGCACAGAAAAGCACGAGCATCCTTGGTTCGATCTTTAGTGGAACCGTCGAAGCTGCCCAGCAGTCCATCAAGCAAGTCAACAACTTGGTCAATCAGTTTACTGGCGGCAAAGCCACAAACACAAGCAACTCCGAATCTTTGGCACTAAGCCGCACTGGCTACTACCAGTTCCAGATGCTCGATTTGTTCTTGCACACATACGTTGAAGCGAAGAAGTCGCCGGGCACGCAAAGCTATCGCTTGGTCTTTGATATGGCCAAGGATAACGTGCAATACATCGTCACTCCGATGACGTTTGTAAAGCGCCGGACTGCCCAAAGCCCTATGGAGTATATGTACAATGTACAATTGCTCGCGTGGGGAACTGTTCCTGACTGGAAGGGCGATACGGATTCAGCCGACGCTTCATTCCTGAATGCAAGTCCTGATGATTTCCACCGCGCACTCAATACTCTCACGCAAATGCGGAGAACTGTTCAGAGCTTCAGCAACATCGTAAGCGCCGTTCGCGCAGACGTGGAATCCAACATCTTTGGGCCATTAAATCAAGTTATTCTATTGGCGAAGGATGTTCTAAGTCTGCCGCTTGCGATTGCCGATCTGCCCAAAGCTCTTCGAGACTCGTTCCAGACTTCAGTGGCCGCCAACTGGCAAGCGTTGTCAGCGACTAATGAGGATTTGAAAAATTTATTCGACAGCAAGTTCCAATCAATCATCCAAGAAGGATCGGGCAGCAGTTCATATCTCGGAGCCACGGCTGACCAAGCTGGTGGAGCTTCGGCGCCCACATCCATGTTCAAGCCAGACGTTCTCGATAGTCTCGATCTCACCGAAAAAGTGAATCTCGATCAGATTCCGCAGAATAATGCCCAACAAGTTGCAGTCCAGGCCGCGATTGACGCGGCAAACAGCATTACAACCAATGACATCAACAACTTGATTAACCAAATCGGATCATTGGTTACTGCGCTGGAACCTCAGATCACTTTACTCGATCCGCTTGAGCCTGAATGGGATCTTCTATATTCGCTCAACGATTCACAGACCGAACTCTACGGATTGATTGCGAACGGCCAACTCGACACTTCATCGAATGATGCCGCGAACGCCGATGGCAACGCATTTCTATCCACTTCCGCGCTTGCGTACTGGCAACAAACAACGACCGACAATAACATCAATTACACGACGCCCAGTGCCAAGTTCTCGGTTCCGTTTCCGCTGGGATCGACAATCGAGCAACTCGCACTCATCTATCTGGGCGACGCAACTCGCTGGATGGAAATTGTTTCACTTAATGGATTGCAAGCTCCTTACGTTGATGAAAACGGATTCACCTATGCTTTCATCGGGAACGGATCTGACAATCAGATCAACATTCCAAGCGCCACGAATCTGTATGTGAATCAGACTGTATATCTTTCAAGCAACACTCAGCTTTCGAGCAAGCGTCAGATCCAGGCAATCGCGCAGGTTTCTGACACCAACTGGCTCATCACTTTGGATGGCCCGGCGAATCTTGACTTGTTCACGACGCAAGACAATGCCCAACTCATGGCATTCCTACCGTACACTGTGAACAGCATGAGTCAAATTTACATTCCAACGACTGGCCAGCCGACAACCGACGAACTCGATACGCCCGCGATCACGTTCTTGACTGATGACATCGACATGATAAAGTTTTCAAAGATCGACTGGCTTCTCACTCCCCAAGGCGATCTTGACATCACCAAAGACGGATTCCAGAATCTCGCTTTCGGTAAAACCAATCTCTATCAAGCGGCCAAGATGAAACTTATCACCAAACCCAAATCTCTCATCCTCCATCCCGAGTTTGGCGCCGGGGTTGAAGTGGGAAGTTCCTTTGCGGACGTAAATCTCGACAGCCTTGCTAAGCGCATCTCCAAGGCATTTAAGGAAGATCCGCGCTTTCTGCCGCCCAAGACGATCAATCTGAATGCCAGCCCTGGCGTACTTCAAGAGCAGATCGTAGCAATGATTTCCAAAGACAACGGCGTTCTTCCAATAACCCTTCCGCTTACGAAATAATTGATTCTGCTCGTGCTGCTCGTTCATTAGGTTGACGAGTCCTGCGTGCGTGATTGGCCTCTTCGTTTTGATTCGATAGCCCGCCAAGCAGTTATAAGCGTAGCAGTAATCCATCGGGATTCCGTATTCCCTGGACAGCTTCAGCGCGTTCGTCCATGCGGTTTTTTCCATACGATAATCGCCGCCATAATGCCTGTGAATCTTGCGGTGCAAATCCATGTGATGCCCAAGCTCATGAAGAAGGATCGTCACGATTTTGCGGTGCGGCAGAAACAGTTCAATGGTGATGTAATCGGCCTTCGAGTTGGCGTCCTGATAATTCCACGATCCAGGAGATTGCAAATAGCTCCAGCGATGGCGGATGGCCGGAACCTCTCGAAAGCGCCACAGCAAGCGGATGAGCGCCGGACTCAAGTGAAAGAACATGGAAATCAGGCTCACAACGAAATTGCCCAACTGTTCGTTCTGAACGCCCAACCAATCGAAAAATTCGAGGATTGCGTCAATCCACGGGCGATTCAGGCAGCAAAGCCAAGCATCAATGGCAGTCCAAGGCTTGGTGGGAGTTTCGGCCAAGAGCGTGATGAACTGGCGGCCCTTCCGGCACATCGCCTCGCCAATGGTGAACGCCTCGGAGATGTCCGCCGCTTTGATAGGCTTGTGGTATTTTTTACCATTGGTTTTGTAGACCACGATCCAGTTCAGCATGACACGCATCCATCAATGGCATAGAAAGACCTGCCGTATTTGGAGCAGAACTTGATGCCTTGCATCGTGGCGTCAGAAATATCTTTGGCCTTGATGATTTTGATGTGTTTTCGGCCAGTTGCAGTTCTGTACAAAATGAGATACTTTTTGAGGTTTTGTCCAGAATGAGATACGGTTTCCATTTTTCCCTCCTAAAAAAATGACGCTCCAGGCAGGAGTCGAACCTGCATCCCCTCGGCCTTTGCAACGGCCTCGTCAGCCCCTACTATCAGACTGATTCGAGTTTCAGGAGCCAGGGCGCCTTACAAATAAGCATAGCGCGCTGACGTTATTTTGAAAAGGAAAAATTTGCTAGTTGTTTCAAAGTGATGCACTTGAACGCAACTTTGAAAGCTCGCCGTTTAGGCGCTCAAGTTTCTTCTCAAACTTGGAAATCGACTCAAGAATCTGCTCTTCCTTTGTGATGGTCTTGGGCGGGTTTCCGGTCACATCCCACAGGATCACTGTATTCCCAGACACGGAGCATTCTTTGGTGCCAACTTCATGTGCCAAGCCAAGTTTTTGTAATTCGTTCAAACGAGAATGAACGTTGGCGTTGTACCGAAACGGGAAGTTGTGCTTGACCTTGAAAATCTCGAAAAGCTCCGAAGAAGTCAATGGGCCGTGTTCTTCGAGGATTTCGTAAACCTGCCAGCGACGGACGCTGAGCATCTGTTTAATCTGTTGGTAGACGATGGCGCTTGTTTTTCTCATGGATTCCTCCTTCACCAGCATTACCAGAGTCTCGCCGTGGCGTCAACACATTCTTAAAAATATAAGTATTTCAATATGATAGAGAGAAATCTTAATAATGAACGTATCCCACCGTCCCATCAAGTTAGTAAGATCCCCGCGTTATCAGGATCATCCTACTAACGCTACGATCCTAATAGTTTAAGAGATTTTAATGCCATCCACACCAAGTCCGCGTCCCTTTTCGCAGATATTGAAGTCCATGAGACAAGTTTTCGTCACGAAGAGTGGCGTCAACGACCTTTTCCCCGGATCTTCAGTCAACAGCTTCCTCGAAGCTGCATCGCTTTCCGATATGCGGAGCCAGGGCGACATCATCGCTGCATTGAACTCGACCGACATTGACCGGGCAGAAGATACGGACCTGGACAATATTGGAAATGGCAAAGGCGTTCCCCGCCCGCAGGCCCGGCCCTCGACCGGCGTTGTCACATTGCAATCGCTCAATTTCAAAAAGATCAGCACTAAGATTTACGCAGGCACAGCCGCTCCTCCAATTGGATCGACCGTAATTAACGTTTCGGATGCGTCTCTATTTCCCCAGACGGGCAGCATCTATTTGGGCCGTGGATCAAATAACATTGAAGGTCCAATTGCATATTCCTCAATTACGCCAATTGGGAATTACTACCAAATCAATTTGTCCACGCAAACGACCAAGAATCACAATATAAATGAGTCGGTCGTATTAGCGCAGGGCGGAAATAGAACTGTCCAAATTGGGCAAAACGTTCAAACGCAAGGCAATGCAACATCTCCCGCCGTCCAATTCAAAATCCTCGCAAACGTTACAATTCCTGATGGCGAAGATTCATTGCAGAATGTCCCTGTGGTTTGCACACAAGTCGGGACTCGCGGTAACGTACCGGCTGGCTCAATTACGTCATTCCCTTCGACTCCTCCATTCCCTGGTGCTGGCGTAACCAATCCGCTTGACTTCATTACCGGCAAAGACAAAATGTCGGATGCCGATTACCGCCTGAAGATTAAGAACTTCGAGCAGACCAAGACCAAGGGAACGAAACTCGCGGTCGAAGCATTCGCCACTGATGTAACTTCTACAGACGATAACCGTACCAGCACGTCGGCCAAATTGTCTGAGCCTTCTAATCGCGGTGAGCCGTCCATCTTATATATTGATGACGGGACTGCATATCAGCCGATCTATTCTGGCCAAGGCTTTGAGCAGGTTGTTGATGACGCAAATGGCGGCGAAGAATTCCTCCAATTGCAAAATGAAGATGTTACAAAGGCTCTCGTAATTAGCTCGTTCACTGCTCCATTTGCTTTGACTGGCGGAATGAAGCTCTCAATTAAAGTGGGCGGCGAATTGTCTGAGCATCAGTTCCAGGACTCTGATTTCGCAACACAGAATGCGGCTGACACGTTTGAAATTGTAAACGCAATCAATGCGGACACATCCCTATTGTTTAGCGCACGCGCATTCAATAGCTCGACTCAGGTCATGATCTTCGCTAAGGACTTCCAGAACGAAGACATTCAAGTCGTTGCCCCGTCTGGACCAAATGACGTTGACGCAAATGAATTCCTTGGTTTCTCAAGCAATCTCACATACTCCCTTCGTCTCTATAAGAATGATGCTCTACTCATCAAAGACGGGGTTGTGCCTACGCTTTTCAGTCTGCCCCAATCAGAATGGGCCGCGATGTCAAGCGGAGAAACTCTTACAATACAAGCTGACCAATCTCAGCAAATCCAATATACGTTCACGGACTCAGACTTCGTAGCGTTTGGATTCTCGGTTCTCTCAAACAACAATCCGCTTAGCGCATGGGCAAACGTAATGAATGCCAAGATCGCTGGCGTGACCGTTGAAGTCTCTGGGAACCAATTGAAGTTCACGTCCAATAAAGGCGCGAACAATCTCGCTCAATTGATATTCACATTTGCTGGAAGCTCTCTCGCGTCCAAGATGTTTGGATTGTCGGCTGGCCAATTGCAATCAATTGGTAAGGCAAGCGACTATTCTCTCAATAGATCCACAGGCCAAATTGAATTGGCAGTCCCACTCAGCCCCGGCGACGTAATCACCGCTGGCTCCAAGAACACGCGGGCATTCGTTGATTCTATTGAAATTTCTACAGGCTCAGTCACTGTTCCGCCCGCTACCGTAAATACGGCGCCTCCAATCCTTTGGGTGACGCTCGATCAAGCGGCTCAGTACATTTCCAATACGGCCAACACATCCTCGCAAATCACAATCACCAATCCATCGACGAACGTATGGCGCTTTACTTCAAGCGAGGCAAACGCTTTTGCCAACGTGGCAGTCAACGATTGGGTAATCATCGCGGACGATGCTATTTGGAGTCTCGACAACGACTTCATTGGATATTGGCGCGTATCGGCTAGGGCGAACAATTACTTTGAAATTCGCCTGACCAATTCTCTTGGAACGACTGGCGGCCCAATTGGCTTGGTGTCCAACAATTCGTTTTCGTTCATCAGATCGTATGGCTCGATCCAACAATTGAATCTCTTGACCGGCCTTCAGACTCTCACCGCGATTGCGAACAACATCAATACGCAACTTCAAGGTGGATTCGCTTCGTCAGTCAATGGGAAAGTTTTACGCTTAACGACCGACACATATGCCCTCAACGGCTTCATCATGCTGGCGGGTTCCACTAATGCCCCGGCTCCTCTCGGATTCGTAGTGGGCGCATATGACTCAAGCACTGTCACACATACGGCGTTCGCTGAGTCTGGCAATTCTGAAGTCACGATTCCCACGTTCGTACACGACTCAATCGCTTCTGGCACTTCGGCTGTCCCGCCAATCAATCTTGTAACAAATACATCTGTCGCCCAATTTGTGAATGACTGGATTTCATTCCTGAATCCATATGGAAAGATTTCCAGCAACAAAAGCATTTATGCTATGTCGGCGGCAATCTCCGGAACTTCATTGACTTTGCGTCCGCAAGACAGACTGCGTGACGTATTGAGCGGTGATCGCTATTTCGTAGCGAATCCTTTCAACTTTGAAGCCAATGACAATTTGGTTGTGATTCTCGATGATGATTCGGTGAACAAATCGCTCAACATCAAAATGGCGCGCCACGGGACTGTTAATGGTGCTACGGCTCCCACGCAGAATCAGTTTACCGCATACGATACGGACGCCGGACCGACAGCCAATTACGCCAACCAATTTGGCAACAACTTCGATTTCAAAGACTTCTTCATTTATCTCAAGGCTCGCCAGATTGTAAATCCTAATGGCCCCAACAATGAAATGCTTTTCTCGTCTGCCAAGTATGGACCGACCGGCGAACAATTGATGATCGGGATTGCATATCCCACTCAGCCCGGCTCACCCATTACGAGCTTCGTGTCCGTTGACCGCCACACCAAAATCAAACTCTATTTGTCATCCGGCTCTGAGAGACTCGGCGGCGCATGGGATTCCACCACGCAATTCGACGTGACCAATCCCGCTGGCAATACCTGGCGTTACACCTGGAATGGAGTTGGAACATCTCCCAATTTCGTTTCGTCGGCCACGGTCGCTGTCGGTGACATTGTAAATATTGACATCACTTCCAATTTCAGCCCCGACAACACAGGCGTCTATCAGATTTCTGCGGTGACTAACACCTATTTTGAAATCACCCAGTTCTATGGCGTCGTAGAGAACAACATCCAATTAAATGCTACAAGTGACCTACGAATGTACCCATTAAATGGTACAAACAACACGGCAACGCTTCTCGCGCAGTATGTGGCATCGAACCTTTCGTCATATTTCACGATCTCTCAATTGGAATCTGGCGCTGGTGTAATTACTACATCGACGTTTGATGACCAAGCAGGATCAAGCGAATTCGTGCAACTGGTGGACGGATTCAATGCCGTATCGCTCAGCAATATCGGCACGACCTTTTCTCCTGTGAATCAATTCCAATTGAAAGTTCCGCTTCAGATCCCGCAATCATCGCCCAATTACACGCTGGTCGGCCAAGACTTCTATTTGATTCCCGCAACGTCTGACCAAATCCAACGCTTCCTCAATATCTTCGCGGTGACTGGACTCTCGTCGCTGGGAAATATCGGCGTATCGTCTGACGCTGGCAAAGTTCAAATCTATTCGAGCCTGTTCGGATCTTCTGGATCTGTGTTGGTGTCTGGTGGATCTGCGAACTCAGCGACCGGCGCACTCCTCACAACCGGCGCACTCGTTGTCCAGGGCGATATTGAAGATCAGCCTCATGGACTCGTTCGCTCTGGATCAAATGTAATTGTTGCAACGAAGGACAGACATGGGCTTTTCGTTGGTGATTCTATAACAATATCCAATCCTGCAAACCCAACATTTATCGGAACGTTCCCGATCACCGCTACGACCGCACGCACGTTCACGATTGCTCAGGCTCAACCGACGCTGAACATCACATCTGTCACGCGCTCAAGCAATGTGGTCACGGTAGTTACATCTACCCCGCATCAATTGGCGATTGGCGACTATGTAACTCTTACAGGCGTTACTGACACTTCATATGATGGCACGTTCAAAGTCGTGAGCACTTCCGTCGGCACTTCGTTTACGTTCAACCAATTGGGCGTTAACTCCAGTTCTTCTGGCGGCTCGATCATCAACGTGGCATCTGGAACTGGCGAGGTTCTTCGTCCGTTCGTGCGCACTTCGATTGGAGTTGCAAACCAAGCTGGATTCCAAGCTGGGCAATGGATCAAATTCGCAAATACAGCCACGCAGGCCAAAGACATTCAAATTGGTCAAACGACTCAAATGTCGATCACCGGCTTCAACACGCTGAACATCACGTCCGGCCCTGGAACATTCCAAACTGCGCGCACCACGTCTGCCAACTCGACAACTCAAATTAAGGTCGAAAAGCAGGCGCAATTCATCGTATTCTCGTGGACTGGCACAGGCACTGCTCCCAATTTCGCGGGCGGCGGCGTGCAGGAAGGCGACTGGGTTAAGGTCAGCGGCAATTTCAACGCCGTCAACCAAGGCATTTACAAAGTCGAGCGCATGTACAATGACTCGTTCTATGTTGTAAACGTTACCGGCCTTGAAGAAGAAGTCACGATGGCAGGCAATTCCGATCTCAGCTTCTACGCATATGACTCTGTAATGCCTGGCGATGAACTCATCCTTGGCGACACCATCTTGGGCGCGCTCAATAAAGGAACGTATGTCGTTGCGTCTTCTCCATTCCCTACCGCGACAGCAATCGCCGTGACTCCATCGTTTGCGACCAACCAATCGTCAACGGTTCTCGGACCTAGCGTTGCGAACGTCACGATTCTTGAGAAAGCTCCGTTCTTCGCTTATCGTCAATTGCTCAACATCACGCCCGATCCCGCAAATATCAACGGCTTTGCAATTATTACAGACAACGCAATTCTGCCTGACAAGCTGAACATTTCGGCTGGAACCGGCATGAGCGCAGTGAGCAAACTCGGATTCACGACTACCGTTCAAATTGGCGAAGACTCGTACAAGCATTGGATGGGGCTGATTCACGAAGTCGGCAAAGTGATTCGTGGTCAAGCGACAGATCCTACGACATATCCCGGCGTCGGCGCTGCTGGCTCATTCATTGAAATTTCTTCACCACTTCCGAAGCGCATCCAAGTCGCAATCGTCGTTCGGGATCGCACAGGCGTTTCCTTCAATACGATCAAGTCTCGCGTGCAAAACGCCGTCGCGGCTTACATCAACAGCTTGGGCGTTGGCGAACCCGTCGTGTTCTCTGAAATTGTCAGTACCGTGCAAGAAATCAATGGCATACAAGCGGTCAGCATCTCGTCACCGACTTACAACTCCACGAACGACCAGATCATTTCGCAGTTCAACGAGAAGCCGGTTGTGCAGAACATCACGACCGATGTGATCGTCTCTCAGGCGGTATAATTCCTTGAAAACTAGAAAGAATTCGGAAAAATATCAACAAACTGCTATATTTTCTAGTTTTCTGGAAAGAATGTCCATTATAATGCTCATTAAGCCCCATAATGTCCATTATAATAGCCAATTGTCGCTTTTTTGCGACATTTTTTGCAATCCGTTGGTAGGCTACTTTAATGGTCTGAAACCCGACCGAAACCCGAATTCAGGCTACTATAATGGTCTACCCCACATGAGGGGTATTTCGTGTTTACCCTTTGCGCGGGGTATTCTCACCGCAATGAGAAAAATTCGCTCAAAGCTCATTATTTTTACCAATTCTCCCTGTAGTGAGAAGAATTTTGACCAAAATTCCCTCAACGGCAATTATTTTTACCAAAAAACCGCTTAACGGAAATACTATTTTCACTTATGGCACTGGTTGACACCATCAAAAGACTGAGACGCTTCCTGAATCCTTCCATCAAAGGGAAGTTCACGGACGCCATGATCGCGGCTCTCGCTGACGGCGACGATGCGAACTCTACCCTTTTGCTCTCGGCCAAGCCCAATATGTTCATCTGGACTGCGCAAGGCCAATACCTCGACCGATTGATGGCTGGAATTGGCGTGAACCGTCCGCCCGGCGTCGGTATCTCTGACGATCTATTCCGGCAGATCGGCGTGCAGCAAACTAGCAACAAACTCGTCACCAACATTTTCCTCGATGTCCTCGAAATCTTCTATGGATCGGACGCGACCAGGGCCAACGTTTTATCAGGACGGCCCGAAGGTTACGCGATGCAGGACGGCATGACGCTGCTCCTCCAGGTTGACAACAGCCCTACTCCCCTGATTGTCACCTTTCGCGTAACAGATTTCACGGACATAGCAGACGCATCGGCGACTGAGATTGCCAACGTAATCTCGCGCACGTCGTTCAATTCCGGCTACACGCTGGCCGCGAACGTATTTCTCGATGCGAATACCGGCTTGAATTTCGTCCAATTGATGTCCGGCACCAAAGGTCCAAAATCATCGGTTACCGTGCTTGGAGGATCGGCCCAGAACGTCCTGCAATTTCCGCTGGCAACGCAGGCGATCCCGAAAGTCGGTACGCAATTCACAACATCGTTCGATGGTCCATATGTAAGGTTTACCTGGACAGCAGGCCCATCGCCCGCGCTGGCTTTTGTGAATCCCGGCGATTACGTCAACATTTACGGCAATGGCTATCTCGAAGTCAATCGCGGAACATTCACAGTCGAGAACGTGCAAGATGGTCCGGTCGGATCGGCGTTCTTTGAAATCATCAATCCTGCATTCGTCCCGCAATCACCAGTGACACTGACTCAGGTCCCAGGAGCATCGGGCGGCGGAACTGTCACGTCAACCGCGTTCATTCAGCCATCACCGACTGGCGTTTCTCGTACCTCAAATGTGGTAACGGTCAACACACAGGCCAATCATGGATTCTCGACCGGCCAGACAGTCACAATCGCGGGCGTTGACAACACGTCGTTCAACGGATCTTTCATCATCACCGCGACTCCAGCGTTGAATTCTTTTCAATACTCACAACTCGGCGTCAATGCGACATCGGGCGGCGGATCAGCGGCTGTTGTCTATGAAATTCAAACTCTTGATGGCACGTCGCGTTCGAGCGGAGTCACGACAATCACTCTGACCACGAACCACAACTTAGTCGCTGGCCAATCAGTTGCTGTCGAAGGCGTGCGCGATTCTTCATTCGACGGAACATACACGATCACCAGCGCAGGCTCCAATACGTTCACATATACGCAGGACGGATCAAACGATCTAACCTTTTTCACGCCGCAGCGCCAAGTCATTCAAAAGCTCACGCGCTACGCATCTGTGTATGAAGTCAATCCATACGAAATTGTGGTATTCTTGCCCGCAACAACAAAGATCGTCAAGCGGCTTCTTCGCGGCTCGTGGCACGTTCACAACTCAGCGGCTGACAAGAACTTCCTGTCGGCCTACACATTTGATCCGAAATCCGGATTCCCAATCAGCAAGACGCGCACGACTCTGACTCAGGGCATCTTCGCGGGCAGTTTGGAAACGGTTCTCTTTGGCGTTGACACGTCGCAATTCCCAGACGAGTCCGGCTATCTCGTGTTCGACTGGGGAACTAGCAATCAGGAAGGCCCGGTGAAATATCTTGGCCGCCCATCATCCGGCTCGCTACTCCTCGATCCGTCGTACAAATTCCAGAAAACACACGCTTCCGGAACTTCTGTAATTCTGCTCAAGGATCGTAAACCTTACACGCCGAAGCCCGATGGAACCGATCTTGCCACATACCTGACCGGCACCATCAATGGTCGCGTGCAAGCCCAAGATTTGATTGAAAGTTTGAAAGCCGCTGGCATTTTCCTAAACGTCATCATCGTGTACCCGAAAGGGCCAGGACTCCACGACGTTCCGGGTTACATCTATGCCGGTGACTTCCTGTGATTTTCATAAATTATGAAACGCTCGTAACTATGAAATCCATGAAGCGTCTGCTGGATGGCGACTTCAAATACCGGATCAGGGCACGCAAGGTCGTGCATCGCGCACTCCGGAAAATGATTCAGCGGCGCGGTCGATTGGTTGTCAAGCCTGAGCACTTGTGGCTCAAATGGTTGGAAGAGAATGATATTGCTTAAAAGGAATAAAATCGAAATATTCTCTTTGAGGAATATCTTACCGATCACTCGGATTTTTACTGCTATGGCGGGAATTTCGTGCAAATCTTACCGATTGGTAACGAAAATGCACCCGTTAGGGTGTAATTTACCGCTAAACCGGGAATTTTGTACCCGCTCGGGTACAATCTCACGCGATCAGGTGTTTTTCGGCCACTTTGTTCCTGAGCGGGATCAGCTACATGCGATCAAATATACTCTCATGCGTATATTTCGTGATTATACGCTTACGCATATAAAAGATGCTTGTCGCAATACGCTTAAAGAAGACAATTGCGACAGGAATTGCGACTTAACTGACTTTTCGAGGACAATTACGACATGCAACAGGTAATCCAGACCGGCGCGGGCGTCCGGCTCGTCATCAATGGCAGCGTTGTAGGATTTGCAACTGGATTCGCTTATACACGCTCGACCAACACCAAAGAACTCTACGTCATTGACAATCCACTCCCACAGGAAATTTTTCCAACGACCTACTCCGTTCGCGGAACTCTCACAGGGATTCGCATTCGCGGCCAAGGAGGGCTGGACGGATACGGAATCATGGATGTGTCCAGCATTCAGAGCTATTTCAGCTTCAAGTACGCGACCATCGAAATTGTGGACAAAGCCTCAAACGAAACAATCGCAACGGTTCAGAAGGCCGTTTTTGACTCTGACAGTTGGACCATCAACGCTCGCGCACCGATCAGCTTCAACGCCAGCTTTAAGGGCATCTTCGTCACGAACGAGAAGTCGGGTAGCTAATGCAAGTCAGCGCGTGCATGAGGAAAACTGAAGACGGATTCAGCCACTGGTGTCCAGGATGTAAAGAAATGCACCCACTCCCGAACACTTGGCAATTCGACGGTAATATTGAGAAGCCGACGTTCAATCCAAGTTTCAAGCACGAAGGCTTGCAGACTGTAAAAGATTCAAATGGCAAATGGCTGGGCGAATGGGTTCGGGACTCAGCGGGGAATACAATAAAAGAGATTTGCCACTATCATTTGCACGGTGGAATGCTGATGTTCTGTCCGGACTGCACGCACGAACTCTCGGGCAAGACCGTTCCGCTGCCGGAGCTTCCTGAATTCTATCGAGATCGCAAATGAAATCAGCAACTTATAGCGAAATCTTAATAATGAATCATCCCATTTCCCGCCTCGAAATTCCCAAGGAATCCTATGAAATCAATGATCTGTGATCCCTTCCAGGTCAGACGCCTGGAAAGAATTTTGAAGCGTCCGCTAAAAGACACCGAACGTGACGGCTTTGAGCCTGTCAAATACAAACTGAATGGCAAACTCCATGTGGAGTGGATTCAGAAATTCAATTTACGCGATTTTATGTCGAGGTAATCATGGAAGAGACAAAGGAATTGATGGCCGCACTCCGAAGGGAGATTGAACTCCTGAAGGATCTGGTCAAAGCCAAGGATGACTTGATTCAAGCGATGAAATTCGCTCCGGCACCAATCCTAGTGCCCTATCCCGCTCCGGCCCCGCTTCAAGTAGGCCCAACGATCCAGCCTCTCGGTCCATATAATCCACTCACTCCACCGTACATCGTCACCTGCCAGACAAACGAATCACCTAAAATGGGTAATGAATTACCTAATTTGGGTAACAACGCATTGCTGGCTGAATCACGCGCCGCTGAATCAATTGCACTGACGCAAACCGTAAACAAAAAGCTGGACGAAATGGGCATTGGCGCACGCAACGTCTCTCTTATTTGGAACAAGTCTAAGGCTGAATAATGGCAATCAAGCAGCTAGTCAATTGGCTCGGTCAACAGCGCGTCGATATTCCCGACTTACGCGCAATTGAATCAGGCATCATATTTGACTTCAAATCTCTAATCCAGTGTTTCGTCGGCGACACGCCGTACATTTTGCGCGGCTTTACTATTCCTGTCACCGGGATCAGCGGTCCTGCCACGTCACTGCAATTAGTCGTTGACTCTGCTGTTGTTTGGCTCCCCGACGATCAGAACGGTTCGTTCCTGCGCGTTGAGTCTGGAACTCCGAATGAAATTCTTTCACCGTCTAATACGAAGGTTGTAGGCTCATTCAGCCCCGGCGCAAACTTCGTGTCCATCCGCTTCAACCGTGCGACAGATCCGTCCACCAATGACTTGGTGAGCGTGTGGGACGTTGACTCGCAAACAGAATTCACTGAAACCGCTCCTCGTGGGCTGGTGATGAATTATGAAATTGTCATCGACGGAAGTACGTTTGGTAATAATGCGCCGGTCGCAATTGTTAACGTCAGTGGATCAAATGTCACGTCGATTAAGAACTGCAAGCAAGGCTTATTTAGGCTTGGAACTGGCGGCGCAAACCCCAACATCTCCAACGTCTGGTCATATGCAGTTGATCCTGAAAATAATCTTCTAGCCACATCGAACGCTTCACCCGATCCTTTTACGGGCGGCGACTGGGAACTCCAGAACTTTAAGAACTGGGCCGATGCGGTAATGACGCAGTTCAAGATCCTCCAGAACTCCACGTTCTGGTACGGCACGAACACGCTTGTTCCTAATGCAAATATTTCAGACCTGTTCTGGGATTTGGCTGGATCGAAGATCACCGGCAAAGGCGCGTGGCAGCACTCGTCCGTAACGCCCGGTATGCTGACTTGGACATCCGATGTCAATATGCGCTCGATCTTCGGAACGATGAGTCTGACCGTAACGCAAGGCTCTGTCACTCTTAGCGATGGCGACGTTGCGTACCTGAATCTCGTTCGCAATCAAGACTTCCAATCGGCCAACACGTTCTCCTTCACAAATGGCTCGACAACCGTAAACGCGGCGATCAACGTCACTGGCATATCGGCTGGCGACTTCATCAAATACGAAGCTGACAACCTCACGGCATGGACAAAAGTTCAATCTGTCGGCGGCACCGTCATCACACTGGCGAACGCATATCCAGGCGGAACCTACACAGGCAAAGCTCTTCGCACGCAAGGCACATACACGATGCAGACCGCATCGCCAAACAACGTGCCGGTATCTCAAAGCACTTACTGGATTGCCAAGCGCGATGACAACGCTTTTGCAAGTCTTACAATTCAATCTCCAGGCTCAAATGGTCTGACTCGTGCTTCTGACGTTTCGACGCTCATTACCACGACAAATCATGGACTCGTTGTCGGCCAATCATTTGCCATTTCGGGAGCTTCCGATCCTAGCTTCGATGGATTTTTTACAGTCCAGTCAGTCCCAAGCGCAACGTCAGTCACGTTCTACAACGGCGGCAGCGATGTTTCTGCGGGCAGCGCGGGTAACGGAACGGTTTCGTCTGTTCCCAAAATTTACATGCGCATGTCGGGCGGCGTCGGCGAACTCGAACAGGGCGAGTCTATCCAGATTGACGATGAAACATCGTTCAACATCATGGAATTCATTGGGATGGAGGACGAGACGCAAGTCAATCCGCCATATAGCATTTTGCCCAATGCGTACTCGACTCACACGTTTGACCGCACATACAATCTCACGCGGGCGATCTCTGAAATCACCGGCAACGTCAATGACATTTTTACATCACTGAATGCTCCGGCATATGACGAACCTCTCGTCGTAGTGAGCGGCGCTCCCGCAAGCTCGAACGAAGTCACCGGCCCAATTACTTCAGGCTCATTGCTGACTCTTCCAGACAACTCGCGCATGAGCGGCTCGGCCCAGAATTACGTGGTCGGTCGCGGCGGACTTGAACTCTACCTCAATGGTCAACGTCTGACGCAAAACACATACGGCTCCGGCGCAGTCTCTTCGTTCTATTCGTATGGAATGAGCGGCCCGTGGTCAAGCGATCTCGCACTCAACGGTTCATTGGTTGGCGGTGCGGCTGTAGAATATACACCGGGCGCGAATCAAAACTTCACGCAGATGAAAGCCATGCTGGCGAAGTCAATCGCTGGTGGAACTGGAAATCTGTATTGCAAAGTCAGAAACAACTCTGGCGGCGTGCCCGGCGCAACTGTCTATGGCGTTTCAAATGCTGTGGCCGTTTCGACGCTTTCGACTTCCGCATCTGTCATCACGTTTGCGTTCTCAAGCTCTGTTGCTCTGACTTCTGGCACCGCATATTGGTTCACGATTGAAACTGACGCGACATATCAAGGTTCGCCTTCTCCATATGTTATTTGGTATCAACAGACCGGAAGCGGTCAGCCGAACGCAGTCGCGGGCAACAACGGATCAAGCTGGGCATCGGAACTCAACAATACTCCGGCGTTTGAACTCGATGGCGTATCAGCAACGACGATTGGCAACGGATGGCTGGAATACGGCACTGTCGGCTTGAACTCGACTCAGATACAAATTTTACAAAACCTTGTCGTTGATGACGTTCTCTCGTTCCGTTTGACCGGAACTGGCGGACCTTCAACTGGCAGCGGCGCGCCCGACGATGACTTCCACAATAAGCTCTCGTTCTCAACCAGTACGAACTCCTCGAATGAGGTTTTGATCTGGGATGCGGATGCTTCGGCTTACAGAAAACAGACTCGCGCCAACTTTTTGGCCGGTGTCTCGAATCTCAAGCAGGGCAACACTTACGCCGCGAACCACACAGCGAGTACGACGCTCGATGATGTGATCTTGATGAACGCTGCTGGCGGACCACTGACTCTGTTCTTGCCCGCTGCTGCATCTGCGCAAGGAAAAACGTTCGACATCAAGAAGATTGACGCGACCGGCAATTCAGTCACGATTCAGGCTAACGGCATCGAAACCATTGACGGTTCTAATACGATCACTTTGACTACTCAGTATCAGTCCCGTTCTGTCTTCAGTGACGGGGTAAATTGGTGGATTATCTAAATGAGCTACGATCCTACAGCCGGAAATCCATCAGTGGCCATGTCAACGGCCAAGAGCGCCGCGAACAACACGGGTTCGACTATTCCGATCTTCATGCCGGTAAAGATTACAGCGACTGGCATCCAGACGGTGAATCCATCGGTTGAAGCTGATATTGACGCTTTCGCCGGAGTGACCGCATCTGCGATCACAAACGGATCGAATGGTTTTATTGTAAGCTCAGGACTCATCCAAAACACCGGCCTCTCGTATCCTGCCGGAACAGCATTGTGGCTTTCAAAATCTGGAGGAGTGACCAACGTGAAACCCGACATTGGAGTTGGCGGTTTCGTGTCTGGTGACTGGGTAGTGAAATTAGGCGTGACGCTTTTGAATGATTCAAGCCCGTTACTCATCGACGTAATTGTCTTTATTGAAGTGAAAGGGCAACTCTAATGAAAAGATTACCAAAACCAAAAGAAGGCGAAAAGTTTGACTGGTATGCGCTTCCCGTTTCTCAACGTGTTGCGATTGCCAACGATCTCGGCAAGAAGGCCGCGAACGAAATGAATAAGGCTCTGGAGAAAACCCGGAAGCTCCTGGCTCCTTACGGATACACCATGCGCATGGACCTGCACTTTTGCGAATTACCAAAAGATCAGGAAAACCAAGCAGTTGGACAGAAATCTTAATAATGAGAGCACGGGCCGCTTCAGGACGAATTCCCCAGTCATTCTAAGGATAGAAGTAGGAATCTATGGCAGATATTACAATACTTTCTAGGCTTGCTCAGGGGCAAGAAAGAAACGTTGACATTTCATCGAACACGCTCGTCACTTTGTCCATCAAAGTCGGCGGCGGCGTTTCTAACACGGAACTCACCAAGGCAATTCTTGATCGTTTGGTCAGCTTGCAAAACGGTTCCGACGTTGATACGTCGTATCACACGCATGACACGATCTATTATCGTAAATCGGCACTCAATTCCAGCACTTCTGGATCAGCCGGTTCGACGCTCATCGGTGACAACAACTCCTACTCGAACTTCACGCCTACCGCTGCCACGGTCAAAGGCGCGTTCCAAGGAATTGACACGGCTCTCGGCTCTATCGCTGGATTCGCAAACACCGCTCTTAGCAACTTGGCCAGCGTTGCGATCAACACGTCGCTCCTCGCCGGTACTGACAACTCGATCAACCTCGGTTCCGCAGCAAAACGTTGGGCCGCAGCTTGGATCTTGTCTCTCAAAGACGCTTCTGGCCAAACTCAAATTGATCTTCTGAACCGCAGACTCCAAAATACGTCATCGTCTACCACTTTAGATTGGCAGGCAATGACGGCTTCGGACTCCGGATCGAACGTTTCTGTCGATTGGGGTAACCGTGAACTGAAAACGTCTGGCGGAACAATCGTCGCTAACTGGGCAACTCTCGTTTTGTACGATACCAGCGGCCTTGCGTCGATGGATTGGACGAACCGTTTACTCAAAGATTCGTCCGCGAACTCGTCTCTCGACTACAACAACCGCGTCACGAAAGATTCTAGCGGTGTAAGCTCAGTTGATTGGCAAAACAGAAACTTGCTCAATTCTAGCGGATCGACAATCGCTGGATGGAGCGGCTCGGCTCTAAATCTCAACAGCAACAAAATCATCAACGTCGCTGCGGGTTCAAACCCGAATGATGCGGTCAATTACAGCCAATTGACTTCTCTCAGCACTGGTCTTGTCTGGCAAAATCCGGTCAACGATCCAGACTTGGTTGATGACAGTCTCTCGACTCCTCCTGGCTCGCCCGTTTACAGTTTGCTCTACATAGTTGGAGCTTCCGGCACTGGCGCATGGTCAGGCTTAGATGGTCACGCTGTTTGGTGGGATGGAACTCAGTGGATCGACTTGTCTACTGGCAATTTGGCCGCTTCCGGTCAAGGTACGGCTGTTCAGAATGGTGATCGCTTCTTAGTCGCTTCTGCAACTGCGCAGCTTTTCACGTTCACCGTTACTGCGGCCAACGCGACTGCCGGTGCAGTTTATACCACGAACGGCTATAACTTCCAGGTTCAATCGACGATCACTGGCGGAACAACTCTCTTGGCCACAAGCCTTGGATTTCCTGCTGCTGCCAGCGGTACACTGACACTCGTAAGCGGAACTGGCGACGCAACAATTGCCTTCAGCGCGCACACCGAACAGGTTGGCGGCGGATTGGCTGGACAGAATCACAAAGTTGCGACTGTCACGTCAAATACTCCCGGCTCTTTTGCCTACACGTTCGCCACTCCGGCCAACAACTGGGCGATCAGCGACATCACTCCCGGTTCGCAACACTACAACGACTCGTTCACTTATTCCTCGACGCAAACGAACTGGATCAACTTCGCCGGTCCAAGCAAAGTCATCCCTGGCGCTGCATTGTTGTATGTAGGAAATACACTTAACGTTCAGTACGACAACGTTACGATTGGCTTGAGCGGAAATCAGCTTCAAGTCAAAAACGGCGGAATCTCGAACACCCAGATTTCTGCATCTGCCGCAATTGCCTACAGCAAATTGGCTCTGACTGCAAGTATCGTCAACAGCGATATTTCGCCTTCAGCCGCCATCGCTTACAGCAAATTGTCGTTGGCAAACAGTATCATCAATAGTGACATCAGCGCGACCGCTGCAATCGCTTACAGCAAGTTGAATCTGAACAACAGCATCCAACTGAGCGACATGACTTCCAACTCGGTGGACGAGAACAAGATCGTTTCCACCACATACGATCCCGCTGGCGCAATCGTTGGTGGATCAGGCACGAAAGTCAAGGTTCAGACCGACAACACGTCAACTGAGATTAGCTCGAACCATATCCGTGTCAAGTCAGGTGCATACGATCAAGTCAGCATCGTCGGCGGTTCAGGAACTGTAGCCAGCGTTGCGAATGCTCCGCAAGGTTACAAAGTCATGGTCGCTGGCCAAACCTTCACGGCCAACACTTCGTATGCGGTGCGCAAAGCCATCAATGCGAAGGGTGAAACGACTGGACAGATTTACGCCGCTGACAAGGATGCTACGACTTACAATCAGTATGCGTGCATCGGTATTGCTCTTTCGACTACGACCGTAAACGCTGGTGGAAACATTCCCGTTTGGTTGTGGGGCGATTACAACATGGGTTCGAGCGATACCGCTTGGGCTAGTGGTGACATTGGAAAAGAGATTTTTGTTGGCTCGTCTGGCGCGATTATTCGTGGTCAAGACCTTGCCGGAAGTGCAAACGAAGCAGCTTTCTGTATCGGCGTAATCGAAGATACGGGCAAGTTGTGGATTGACTTCAAACAACTGAGAGGTATTGCTTAATTGGGAAATTTTCTTAGGCTTGTAGCAGGCGTTCCCAGATCGTTTTCGGAATCGGCATCACCGACGATTTACGATCAGGTTTATCAAGTTAGCGGAACGTTGACCGCTGGCACTGCTATCACTCTGCCTTCTGGCGGAACGTACCAAGCCGACGAACTTGAAGTATGGCTGAATGGTCAGCGCGTACACGTTACTGACGATTACAACTACGTCGGCAGCGGAACAAGAACCCAAATAACTTTCACCTATGATTTGCTTAACACTGAACAAGTCCGATTTAGAGTGGATAGAGGCCCGTAATGTCTGGAAATCCAAATAAAATAGACGCAAGACAGGCGATCCTGAAGCAAGCCCTCAATATGGCGGGCACGTCTTCGGGTGCTGGACTTGATACCATTCTGGAAGCTGTCGATCCCGAAATAGCCAAGCTGTTCGAGGATCGTAATATTTTCTTGACCGATGGCGGACTCATCACCTTCACCGGCTCTCAGCTTCAGTTCACCGAGAACTTGAACATCGTTCTCAATCAGAAGATTTCTGGCGCAGTCCCGCAAATCATCAGCCTTGGATCATCAAATCAAAACTTCACGAACTCTGGCGACATGCTCATTGCGGTCATCAACCGCACGGCTGGCACCGGCACTTTGTCTATCGTCACGAACGGATCGGCTCTCGCGGCTGTAAGTTCTGCCAACCAAGAAGTGTTCTTGGTCGCTAAACGCATCGACGCTGGTGACGGAACTCAACGCTTGTACTGGCGCAATGGTACGTCGATGAACGCTGGTCAAACACTTCGTTTGGGCCAATCGTCGGCTGGCGGCGGTAACGGATCAGGTTCGGACCTTCCGACTCTGCTCTTCCGCGCTCAATTCATTGAAGCATTTACAGAAGGACCGACTAGCTCGGTTTCGGCTGTCCAAACGACCAACTTCACGAACGCGACTTACAACGCTGCCAAGTCCATGTACGCCATCAATTATGATGCGTCTAAGACTCTGACTACGACTGGAACTTCTGCAACTCTGTCCGGAACTCCGGCTTTCACGGTCGCTGTCGGTGACGTTGTTATAAACCTTGCAACTGGTGAAGTCAAAAAAATCACGGTCGTTACAACTCAAACGTCATGGACAATTGAATCTGCATTTACCTCGAACTTGGTCGCTCAAGCCGTTTGCGTGTCCCAGTGCGTCCATACGAAGGACATCTACAATTACAACTACAACGGCGCTGCTGCTGCCTTGTCCGCAGCTTTCAGCGGAGCTACCTTCTCTGAAATCATGGTTGACTACGAAGACAATGGAACTTCGGGAAGCAACTTGTGGACTCCGAACACGACTCCGTTCGTCGCGTATGTCGGTTCGACTGACAACTCAAACTGGATGACGCTCCAGCTTCGTTCGACCAACGAAACTGACACCATGCAGTCTGACATTTGCCCGACCGCTGGAACGAGCCTCTACTTGCGCTTTTTTGCGAACAAATCATCTGGCAACGGCACTGTAAATCTTATATCTTATGAAGCGTTCATGCAGAAATTCACGGGCGCTTCTTCGGGGAACATCTTGTGGTCTGCCTACGGTACGACAAACAGCAGCACAAGCGCCATCAACTGCACATTGTCGGTTGTCGGCGGGAAGACTCAGATCGCATTTACTGGAGGTAATCAGTACGCGGTTGGCGTGAATACAAACCAAGCATACGGCGTTCTTGACGTTTATGTGAATGGTCAAATTCTGCCGCGCTTCGTGAGCGGATCAGTTCCGACTGGCGACGGTTATTACACTGAAATCAGCCCGACGATCATCCAGCTTGATAAAGATTACAGCAGCTTGGCGCTTGACTTCATGGTCATCTCTCGCGTGCAAGTGATCGACACCTCGACGCAGAACTCGTCAAACATCGCGGTTTTGAACGTCAACCAACTGAGAAACTATTTGCTCAATGGCGCTATGGATCTCTGGCAACGTCAGACTTCTCAAACTATCGCAAACGGAGTTTCGACTTACACCGCTGACCGATGGTATGTAAAGAACTCTCTCGGAACTAATGGTGTGATTACGAATTCACAGGTGACTGGCGTACTCAGCGGTTCCAAGTATGGCAATCAGGTTCAGATCACGACTGCTCCTACCGCTGCACAAGCCAACGGAACTGAGCTTTATCAGGTGATTGAAAATCCGATGTCGATTGATTTAATCAATAATCCCATCTCGTTCAGTGCATATGTGAAAGCTCTCGGAAACGTGAATCAGGTTGGATTGCAATTTTGTTACGCGACATCTGAAGTGAAGCCAACTCTTTTCTTCGGAACTGAACAATTAGTGACCGTGAACACGTCTGGATTTGCGCTCGGACAACTCGTGAACCAAAATAGCGGCAATACTCCGACAACTTCAGGAGTAATTGGTGTCAGAATTCGGATTACTGGCGTTTCGAGCGGAAACTTGTATGCCCTCAATAACGGATTCGTGGTTGAGCAAGCGTGCGTGAATCTTGGCGCTACCGCAATGGCTTTTGGCCGTGCAGGTAAGAATTTCGCTGAAGAACTTGCAATGTGTCAGAGATTTTATGAAAAAAGTTTTGAACTTTCAGTATCTCCAGCCCAAAACACTGGATCGGATGCTGGAGCGTTGAATTTAAGCGTAGGTGCTGCGGGTAACTGGAGTGCGACAAATCCATATAAAGTTACCAAACGCACAGATCCTTCCGTTACCACATACAATCCACGCGCCACAAACAACAATTGGTGGGATTACACAAACAGCACTTCAAGATCGCAAATTGGTGTTACTGGTGCTGGCCAAACAGGAAACTCTATAGCCGCTACTTTGGTCGCCACTTCTACCAATGGAATTCATTGGACTGCGGACGCGGAGATTTAACTATGAACATAGCAATAATCAACTTAGCGGATGGAAGTTGCTTGAATATTTATCAAGATGAATCTCCGAATCAATCAAAGTTTGGCGGCCCTTGGGGATGGCCCGATCAGACTGTTCACGTTTCTATCCCAGATGATTTGGCGACTTCTATTTCTTTGATTCCAGGAGCTATTCCAATCAATTTGTCCGCCATCAAAGGTCAACAAGACGGCGACGGCAACTGGTCCGTAGTGGCAAACTCGTAGGTAAATATGGCAAAAATTTCAGGATTACACATTCCAGCAGAATTAAAGAATCTCGCGATCAATGGCGGGATGGATTTCTTTCAACGCTTTGAAGGTGGAACAATCTCGATTTCCACGAGCACTACCAATCAAACTTGTGCCGATATGTTTTCTGCTGCGTCAGCCGGTTCTACAACCAAGAGCTTGAGTGTTACTAGAAACACTAGTGTTCCCACGCAGGCTCAGTCTGGATTTCAAAGCACGTACAGTATGCAAGTTGTGAATAATACTGTTGTTTCTTCACCCGCTGCCAGTGATGTTATAATTGCTTACGATTATCGTATGGAAGGTTTGGACTACGCGAAGATTCACGCTAAACAGGCCACCTTTGGATTTTGGTTTAATACCACCGTAGCAGGAACTTATTCATTTGCTCTACGAAATGGTAGTTTTAATCGCTCGTATGTCACAACATTTTCCGCTGTCACCGGATGGCAGTTCATTACAATTACTGTTCAGATGGATACGTCTGGCACTTGGGCATTCGACAATTCTATAGGACTGTCCGTTAATATTGGTAACGTATGTGGTTCAACTGCTACCACTTCTACGCTGAATGCGTGGCAGGCAGGTTCTTTTAGTTGCGCCAATACTGCAACAAACTGGGCGGCAACTTCTGGAGCAACGTTGCAATTAACACAATTCTCAATTGTCGAAGGACCTCTTGGATTTTCGTCAACTGGTTTTGCGCGAAACGGACGATCTATTCAGCAAGAGCTTGCACTTTGCCAACGGTACTACGAAAAAACATACGACATTGGCACTGCCGTAGGAACCGCTACTTCTACTGGAATGATAGGCGTGATGGCTGGCCCGTATTCTGGTAACTCACAGCCAGGCGTGACGTGGGTATATAAAGTAACTAAGAGGGCGGCACCTTCTTCTATTACGCCCTATTCGACAGTTAACGCTAACACTCCAAACGTCGTTTCATATTCCTCAACTACCGCCGCTGCTCCTACGACTGATGTTTCTGCCGCTTTGATCGCTGGCGGCTTAAATGGAGCATTACTGCACTGCGGATCTGCGGTCGCTAACCAACAAGTGGGCTTTCACGGAACCGCTGAAGCTGGATTATAAAGGATAAACAATGGGAACATCACAAATTCTAAATCCTAAAGGCACAGTCCGCAGATCGTCAAGCAACGATATGCCGTTCTCGCCTATTCAGCCGGTCATTGCCCATTACACGACTGTTTCGACTCTGAACCAAACGGTCATCAATCTATCCTTCAGCGTTGACCAATCTTTGACCGATCAGTTCACGCTCTATATCGACGGTAAGTTGATGACTCTCGGCTCATCGAACGACTACACGTTCACGAACGTTCAATCGGACAATACTTCGTCGCAAGTCACATTGAACTTCAGCATTACGGCCAACTTGAACATCCAGGCTTTCAAGCTCGGACTCAAGAAAGAATCGGAATTCCAGACCGACAATCGGTTCGTCGCTCTCTATGCGGCACTGACTTCGGGTTTCCAATCGTTCGTCAGCCAAACCGACTACACGCTTACTCCCACGACTACGACAGGAACTCCTGCGGCTGGAACTTTTTACTCGTCTATCACCAAGCGCGCAAGCATCACTGACTTGAGCCAAGACCTGAAACCTCGTTTCGGACTTGATCGTGTCATGACTCCGTATTGCGAAGCGATCACAGGGGAGTTTGGCTCTAGCGGTCAACCTGTTTTTCGCGTAACAAACGACACCCAAAACCGCGTTCGCCTCATCGGCGGCGGCTGGACTCCTTTCGGCTCTGTTCCTGGCGCAAGCGCGAACGGATCTGGTGTTTACACAAACGTTGTTGGCGACTCCGTTGAGATCACTTTCTACGGAACTGGCCTCAATCTCCTGCTCTATTTAACGAACTCTGCTCGTACTTTCAACGTGTCGGTTGATGGAGTAGCTCAGCCTTCCGTCACTTACTCTGCATCCAGCAGCACCATGATTACTTCCAGAAACCAAAACGCCAACATCATTGGCAATATGGTCAACGGACTTTCTTTGGGAGTCCACACGGTCACCGTGAGCCTTAGCTCTGGCGCCGATCTTGACCTTTATGGATATGAAGTTCTGTGTCAGCCGTCTACTGGATCAAGCCTCATCAACGTGAATCCTGGCATCATGTACGGAAACGGACAAAAGATCCTCACTTCTGCTCAAGCGACTTTCGCTTACAATTCTCCCGTAACTGGAACGACTGGCGGTCGAGTTGCAGTTTATCAAACTTCTGCTGGCGCGATTGGTGAAGCGTTTACTCAAAACGCAGCTTCTCCAAGTTACATGGGTTCAGCCAACCACTCAAACGAAGAAGTCGTGCGCGCATACCACTTCCGCGAGTTTGGATACGGAACTGGCAACGACTTGGCATATTTCAATAGTACGACTGCTGTCGCCGGTACTGTTGATGACGGCCTCACGACAATGGTTATCGGCGGCGGTACTACCGTTACCAACACTGGAGCAAACGGCATCGAATACATGGCTTTGAATGCCAACGGTGCATATTTTACCATCAACTTCATCGGCACTGGCCTCGACATTCAGATCGTTGGCGTCGGATCAGCATTCGACAACCATACCGTATTCGTCGATGGCGTTTCGCAGTCCACAACCTTGACTGGATCGGCCACAGACAAAATTGTCACAATCGCTTCCGGTTTGTCATACGGATCGCACTGCGTTCAGATAGAACGGACTGCGGCTGTCAATACCGGCATCGGATTCTACAAATTCATCGTATATCGTCCGAAAACTCCAAGTATTCCCTCGGGCGCTACGTTGCTCGGAACATACAACACTTTTGGTTCGTTCTCTCAAGGTGCGACCGCCACTGGCCAAGCCAGCAACGGAGCGGTGATTTCGCCCGGCACTATGCGCAAGATGAACATGCGCGAGATGTACTACTTCGGAACTTGGACCAACAACAACAGCAGCGGTTACCCAAGCGGTTACAATCCAAGCACAAGCACTGCCGGTAGCTACGTTCAGTATTCGTTCTTCGGAACTGGATGCGTCTACGTTTTTGCCAACAACGCTGGCGCTCAATCATTCACGGTGTCGGTTGACGGTGCATCAAACTTCAGCGTTGCCAACAGTTCACCCACTGGCGGCGTCGGATGGGCTACGGCTACCACGAACTTGAGCGCAACTGCCGGTCTGAGCTTCACCAATACGACTGGTGTCGTGACAGGATCTCCTGCTGCCAGCGCATTCAATACGCTTTCCATTTCTGGCTTGACTCTTGGCCTTCATACGATCAAAGTCTTGTGGTCTTCTGGTGCGGCAATCTTCCCCGCATGTTTTGACATAATCACTCCGATTCATTCGCCGAAAAGCGTGAGTCAATTGAACATTCAGAGCGCACTGGAAATCGGTTCGCAAGGTATTTCTGACGAGCGCAAGACTTCCGCTATCAAAGAAGCTCTTTCGTCAACCAAAGGCTTTGCTACCGCATACGGTGTCATTAGCGGACCTACAACATCGGCAACTTCACCAGTTCCGATGCCAGATATGTCTTGCGAAGTCAAGACTAATGGTGGACCGCTCTTGATCGGCTACAACGTATTGACAGGCGGCGTACAACAAACATATGGTTTTGTCATGTACGTTGACGGCGTTCAGGTCAGTTATGCGAAAGAGACTGAATTTTCCGGAACAAGCTCTGGTTACGGTGCCGTTGTTTTAACTTCTAACGACATCATGGTCGTTCCTGTTGCGGCTGGCGTGCATCGCGTTTCGGTCTATTGGTTCGTCACAAGTTCGACAGCTTCAGCCACTTCCATCAACCGCAATATGTTCGCGGTGGAACTCTAAGAGGATTTTATGATAAACATTGAACTTGATTGGAAAGATTTCAACGTTGACGTAAACTCCGTCATGGCGTGGATGTCCAAAAATGCCGGTCCAAAATATGCCGGATGCTCGTCCGATTATAAGCTGACCGTACACTTCAGCGATGAACCGGGCGACGATATTCGTGAGTCGATTCAGGAATACTGGGACGGCCTCAACAAACGCTCGAAAGAGTACAAAAATTACAAATCAAGAGCAGATCGTGACGCTGAAGCAAAAAAAGCGGCTGATGACATCAAGGCTTCTGCGGTCGGCAAGCTCAAAGCCCTCGGACTTACTGAGGACGAAATTGCGGCTTTAAGGAAATAAACATGCCACAAACAAACTTCGGCGCACAAATTGAAAAGATCGGAGCAGCGACATACGGTGCTGGTGTCATTTCTCTTGCTAGATCGACGATCAATTTGGGCAACAACCTCTATGATACTGGCGGCGTCCTGACTCTGACTGTCGGCTCGGTCACCAACAACACCGTTTATTACGTCTACGCACAGCTTTCTGGCTCAAGCGTGATCTTGGTTCAAAGTACGAACGCTCCTTCTGTCGGACCTGGCGGAACTTATCGCCTTGTCGCCGCATACCTCTCGAACGGATCAAACGCTTTTGGCGCTTTCATCAACATCACAGGATCTCCCTGCACTGACTGGTTCTCTAATCCCACTTGTTCGCCCAATGCGGCTGGATGGGGCACGACTTCAGGTCAGCAGTTCTTCATGAGAATGGTTGGCGGTGATATTCACGGCACTTATTACCACGTCAACGGAACTGTTGGTGCATCCGGCGCTTCGATTACGCTTCCGTCTGGATTGACCTTTGACGGTGCGAGACTTGAAGGCGGCAACAACTACGTTCCAATCGGCGAATGGTACACATATTCTGGTCAAGGCTTCGGCTCCTCAAACGTCGCGGGCGCTCTCGTAACTCAGACTTCCAACCTTTCAGGTTTCCACGCGGAGCAATCAGGTTCCAGCCCGGCAGGTAATATTTCCAACGTGAACGTTCTCGCTGCGACTGGTAACGGCTTCTGCTGTTTCTTCCGTGGTCCGATCTCTGGCTGGACAAACGTTCAACTCATCGACCGATAATTACCAAAAAATGGTACATATTTACCAGAAAATGGTACATGAAATACTTCAGCATTTTGGAGCCTTGGCTCGAACCACAATACAAGCTCATCGCTCAGCCGCCTCCTGGCTATGATACCGGCGATACCGCTCAGCGTGAAGGTATGTTTGCCTTTGCTGCTCTTATACTTAACGATCTCGGGAAAATGGACGATGAAGAACTTTTCTTCGTGGCTGACAGATATGCTCATGTTCTTGCTCTTCTTAACGATCCTAACCATGATGGGTTTCTCCGTCGCTTTCCTGATGCACGTATTTGGACTGGCCTTTCCGACCGTTTTTCCCGCGATCAAGCTATTCCCAATGTAATCGCCATGGCGATGCACCCAGACCGGCTCAAAGCCTTCTTCTGGCGCCATCTTAAGTACAGCCTTCTTCTCTTCATGGATAACACCAAAGCCAACGCGGCGCCCGAAGATTCCGCGTGGAAGCTCCCCGATCTGACGTTCGCGTCATTTCACGGCCTCTACATCCGTTCGTTCAAGTTCTGGCCACTCTACCCATTCTTGTGGCTGTCCGACTGGGATCTCGTTGTAAATTCTCTCATCAAAGTGTTTTATTACGGAAAAGATCCCACCAACAACGACGATCTCAACCACGTCCTTTGTCTCTATCAAGCCGAATTGACAATGCCAACGCTTGTCAGTAAACTGGCCAAATGGATTTACAAGTTTCGTCCGTTTCCGGCAAACGCTGGGAATGCTGACAATCCCGCGCAGGCGTGCATGAACGCATACTTCCGTGGCGTGAATCCAGGCCCCAAACTTGAAGTCATCTACCAAGAAATTAACGAGCACTTCAAGTGAAAGTAGTCTGCCCGGTGTGCATGTCGTACATGCTCCAGCATGACTCTCTTCCGGGCTGGCGAAAATGCAGAAGCTGTGGCTATTGCCATGACGAGAACGGGATGAACCGATTAACGTTAGAAACAAAAACCCATATCAAACTTTCTAAAGGAGAGCCAGATGGCAGACCAGAAGATGAAAGTTCACAAACTGAGGATCAAGAATAAGCCAGACAGAGAGGGAAAACTTTCGACTGGCGCAACAATGGAAGTCACGCTTGACGGACAGCCGCTACGAGGAGTCAGCTTCTTCAAATTTGAAGTCAAAGCTGCTGGCGTAGCCAAAGTCATGATTGAGATGTTCGCGGAAGTGGATGTCGAAGTCGAGGCCGCTCTGGACAAAAAGAAGCTCAAAGGAACGGGCTATAAGACTTCCAACGGCAAAGCTCTCGGGATCTACGAACTCGGGAATTTCCATCCCAAAGAGATAGTCACTCAGAGCGAAGAGTCGGCTGGATGCGCTAACGCCGAAGCTGACAAGAAGCCATACTGTGATAATTGTGGGTGCGGCAAGAAAGCTGCATTTGAGAAGAAAAATTTACCAAAGTGCCAACACTGTCCAAAGCCTGTAGAGGCGGCGCACTACAAGATGTGCTACGACTGTTGGTGGGCACGCGATCCAAGGAATCAAAATGTGCGGAATAAATG